GGGACGCACCCAACGAAGCGGCTGTGTGAATAAAATAAACCACGTTGACAAATGAAACCCGAACCTCAAACACCGCCGCAACCGGCCCCCATCGCCTCAAGAGTGGCCGCGCAGAACGTGCGAATTCTTTTGGAGCGTCAGAAATCGGGGAAGCCCCTTTCGCGCTCAGAAATCGCGCAGGTTGAGAAATACTTCGAAGAGCAAAACGGCGGGAAACCCAAAGAAGAGTTCGCCAAATCGCTCCAAGACCTCGCCGGAATCTTCCACACCAACCGCGAAACCATACGGCTATGGTTGAAAGCCGGAGCACCTCGCCCAACCGCCTCCGGTTTCTACCCCATCAATGCCTGGCGCGACTGGATCCGCGAAAATGGCAAAGAGACCAACGAGGCGGAGACCCTCGACAAGGCCCGACTCACCTGTCGACAGATTCAGCTCAAAATCGAAAAGATGGAAATCGAGGTGGCGCAAGCGCGAGGCGAACTCATGCACGTTGACACCGTCCGTCAGAAGCTTTTCCAATCCTTCGACACCGTCCGCCGCCTCCAACTCCGGATGGGAACCTCCCTCGCCTCGCGCCTCGCCGGAATGGAACCAGCCGACATCGAGCGTGAAATCACCCAAGCCCTTGAAGAGAGTTACGACGCCATCCAACGATGGGCCGACCGAATGGCCCGCACCGAGGAACCCGACCAGGCATCAACTCCGACAAAACCCAAACGCACCCGCAAACCCAAAACACCGAAAGCATGAAACCAAAAATCAAGGAACGCGACCCCCGCCAACTAACCCCAAACCCGCGCAATGCCAAAAGACACGACGCCGACCAACTCGCCAAACTCAAAGCCTCGATTCTCCGGTACGGATTCACCGCTCCCGTTCTCATTGACGCCGCCGGCGTCATCATCGCCGGACACGGTCGCACCCGCGCCGCCATCGACGCCGGACTCGCAACGATCCCCACGATTCAACTCGACCTTACCGCGGACGACGCCCGCGCCTACGCACTCGCCGACAACAAACTCGCGGAACTCGGAGGAGGTTGGGACTTGGAGATTCTCCGCGCCGAACTGGCCGACCTCTCAGCCCTGCCGGAAATCGAAACCGGATTTACCGACGCCGAGATTCAGACTCTCCTCCACGGGCCGAGCCGCAAACTCACAAAGGACGAAATCGAAGCCGCAGCCGACGACGACCCACCGGAGGAAAAGCCGGACGACTTCGAACGCCAACTCGCAAAGGTAACCAACCCGACGCTTCCCCTTGTCGCCCAATACGGCGAAACCCAGCAAGCTTTCCTCATCGTTTGCGACAACTCAGTCGACGAGGCGTGGCTTCGTCATGTTCTCGGCCTAGAAGAGCCGCGCCAAAGCTACAAAGACCAGAATGTCCAATCCTCAAACGTCATAGCAGTCTCCGAACTCCGCGCCGCATGGAACTCCCGATAATCATTCCGAGCAGGGGGCGCCCCGCTTCCGTCCTTACCAAAATCACCGGAGCCAAACTTTTCGTTCCCGAATCCGAAGCGGACTCGTACCGACGCCACAACCCCGACACCGAAATCCTCACCCACCCGCCAACCCGCAACCTAGCGCACAAACGCCAAACCATCCTCGACCGATGGCCATCTGTCTTCATGGTCGACGACGACATCGCCTTTGTTTCGCGCCTGTACTCAACCGGCAACAATCGCCACAACCACCTAAGCCCCGACCAAATCGCCGATCTGATCCAAGCAACCGCCACAAGCGCACGCCGCTCCGGATGCTATCTTTTCGGGTTCAATGCATTCCCCAACCCCCGACACTACCACACCCACAAACCCATCCGGTTTAACGCTTACATCAACGCCTCCGCTTTCGGCATCCTCTCCGGTTCGTCCCTGTATTTCACCGAGCGCACCACCGCCGCCGAAAGCCATTGGCTCAACCTTCTCAACTGCTACTACCACCGGCGAAGCTTCCAAGACGCCCGCTTTTGTTTCGCTCAAGAACCGGGAAGCACTTTCTTTCGGCCAGGTGGACAGACTGCCAACCGGACGCAGGAAACCGAAAAAGCCGACACGCTCTTTTTGAAACGGACTTTCGGCGACGCCGTCCAAATCCGCAAAGGTTCACAGCACGCCGCAATCGCTCACCCCTACCAACGCACCATCAAATTCCCATTCTAAATGTTCCACGTCTATCACCTCGTCGACCCCAACGACCGCGCCGTTCGCTATGTTGGGAAAAGCAGCAAACCCAAAGCCCGCCTCGCGCAACACCTCGCCGACGCAGCCGCCGCCGACAACACCGAAAAAAAGCGGTGGATTCGTCGCCTCGTCGCCGCTGGACAGAAGCCCGTCCTCATCATCGCCGGAAGTTTCGCGACCGAACCATTGGCCCGCGCCTTCGAGTCCGAGGAATGCCACCGCCACCTTCACTCCATCACCAACATTCACGACCCCGCCAAAAAAGCCGCCGATCTCCACAAAGCAACCCGCGCCGCCAAATGAGCATTTTCTACGAGACCCTTGCCGAGATTTTCTCTGCCAAAAAGCAAACGACACCGTGGAAATGGGCCGAGCAGCATCTAACACTCGACAACACCACGACCCTGCCAGGACGGTTCAAAATCTCAAACGCCCCCTTCTGCGCCGAGCCGATGGAAGCATTTGCCGAAAACCGCATCGACGAACTGACCATTATGTGTTCAGCCCAATCCGCCAAAAGCCAAATGCTGATCACTTGCCTCTGTTGGGCAATCGCCGAAGACCCCGGCCCCGCGCTTTGGGTCATGGCCAATCAAGACGACGCCGAAGAGTTTCACCGTGTACGACTGAAGCCGCAAATCCTCTCCGCCGAACCAATCCGCCGCTTAATGATCCAGCACCGTTCCGCCGACAAAGCCTCCGGCATGGATTTTTCCACAATGCACCTCTCGATTCGTGGCGCACACTCACCCGCCAAACTCCAATCCCTTCCGGTTCGTTGGCTGATTCTCGACGAGGTACGCAACTACCCACCCCAAGCCCTCGACACCGTCCGAAAACGGGTTCGCGCCCAATGGAACCACCGCATCGTCCAAATCTCCACGCCCGACCTCGAAAACGACGAGATGCACCGGAGTTTCTTGCAAGGTGACCAGAGACATTTTTATTGGGGGTGCCTTCAATGCGGCGAGCACTTTTGCCCGACATGGGAAACCGTGAAATGGGACACCGATGAACGGACGACCCGCCCAAACGGTGATTTCATCTTCGACCGACTCGCCGAAACAATCCGCATCGAATGCCCACATTGCCATTTCGCCCACTTCGACAACGCTCACACCCGAAAACGCCTTTTGCAAAACTTCCGGTGGATACCGCACAACGAAACCGCGCCCGCCGCTCACCGCTCCTACCACTGGAATGCGTTTATTCCGATCTGGATTCAGTGGCGGAAAATCGTCGAAGAGTTTCTGGAAGCAAAAAAGGTTTTGAACCTAACCGGCTCAACCGGAAAACTCCGGATCTGGAAAGGAGAATCCCTTGGCCTTCCTTGGACTCCGGACTTGCAGGAGGAAAACACGTTGGTCGTCGAGGCCGGAGCCGCAGCCTACCCACTCCGCACCGTTGGCGACGGAATCCGCATCCTCACCGTCGACGTCCAACAAGATCACCTCTGGTTTCTCGTTCGCGAATGGCAACCGGACGGAGCATCTCGGCTTGTCGACTGGGGACGCGTCCACGGGTTCGCCGACCTCCCACCAATCCAAGCGCAATACGGAATCCCCAACGCCAATGTCCTGGTCGACTCCGGATTCGAAACCTCCGCCGTATACGCCGCCATCGCCCGTCACGAAGACCGCGAGGGGAATCGATGGAAACCAACAAAAGGGACGCCTAACACCGACGGATGGACGATCGACGGAGTCAAACGACCGTTTTTCTTCTCATACACCGAAATCGGGAAAGGCCACAAGCCCATCCGGCTCCTCCTGTTTTCTGTGGCACTTATGAAAGACCACCTCTGCGCCATGATTCGCGGTGGCCCGTATCAACCCCGCTGGGAATACTCGACCCAAGCGGGGAAGGATTACCTCTCACAGCTAACCGCAGAGCGTCGCCGTGAAAAAGTAGACAGCTATGGCCGGTCAACGTATTTTTGGGAACGGATACGCCGCAATAACCACGTTTTCGACCTTGAGGTTCTCCAACTTCTGGCCGCGACTGGCCACCGCGGAATCCGATTGAACGGAGAACTCGCGACCGATGGCAAACGAAATTGATTACCATGCGATCTTTCGAGCGATGAGCACGGCGGAACTCTCCGCCGCCATCGCTCGACTCAACCAAGAGTTCGCCGACCCGTACACCGCCATCTCCGCCGCCGGAACCTCCTCGCAACGCGACCGCGCTCAAATCGCGACCGAACTCTCCGCCGCTTGCCAAGTGCACGCCGAGCGCAACGCCTCCGGAACCCCTCGCACCCGCGCCCGCGCTTACTTCGCATGAACCTCCTATCCCGCCTCAAACGCACCGCCTTTTCGTGGATCGGAGCCACGCCGACCGCCGAGCGCAAGCTAACGCCCTCGCAAAACTCCAACCACCCAGAGACATCAACCAACCAACGCTCCCGCGTCCAGTTGATCTGGGAAGCACGCGACCTCCAACGGAACCATCCACTTGTCGCCGGAATCCTCAAGCGTCTCAGCCTGTACACCGTCGGAACCATCCGGTTTCAAGCCCGCACCTCCGACCCCGCTTTCAACGCCGCAGCCGAAGCCTATTTCCAAAAGTGGAGTCGCAACGCCGACATCGCCGGAAGGTTCGACTTCGTCCACCTCGTCCAACTGGCATTCATTTCGTTCCTGCGCGACGGTGACGCCGTCATCGTTCACAGCATCACCACCGACGGTCTCAAGCTTCAGTTGGTCGAGGCCGACCGAGTCGGCAACCCCTACGCCTCCATCGTCGCCGAAAACGAAATAGGCGGGATTTGCTTCGACGACCTCGGACGGCCCGAAACCTTCCGCATCTATCGGCGCACGATGGGTGCAGCTTACACAGACCCGCAGGAGATTCCCGCCGCACGTTGTCTGCATCTATTCGACCCCGAGCGGCACGACTCCTACCGTGGAATCTCAGCCCTCGCCCCCGTCATCGCGACCTGTCGCGACATCGTCGACATTCTGGAAGGGGAAAAAGCCGCCGTCAAATGGGCAGCAGGACAATCCGGCCTTATCAAAACCCAATCCGGCAACGGGCAGGGATGGGACGAAACCACCGCAACCGGAGAGCGCATTGAGCGCATCAAACCCGGAACCATCCACTACCTAAAGCCCGGTGAAGAGGTGCAGAGTTTCCGAAACGAACGCCCCTCCGTTACATTCACGGGTTTTCTCGAAACCCTCCAACGCCACATATCCGACGCACTCGGACTGCCCTACGGATTTTTCGTCGACTCGTCAAAACTCGGAGGCGTGACC